AGGTATCCAAGGAACTACCGGAATAGGTGTTCAAGGTATCCAAGGACCTGCTGGTGTTGGTACTGGTGGAGGAACTCAAGGAACTCAAGGTATCCAAGGAACCATTGGTATCCAAGGAACTACCGGAATAGGTGTTCAAGGTATTCAAGGAACTACTGGATCTGTAGGTGTTCAAGGTATCCAAGGACCTGCTGGTGTTGGTACTGGTGGAGGTTCTTCCATCTCAAGAACAATAGTATCTCAATCGACAGGATCTATTGGAATTGGATCAACGTCAAATATAACGATAACTGGATATAAGTCTTATGCTCTACTGAAATCTGAAGTATCTGATCCTGCTTGGGTGACGCTTTATTGTGATACTTCAAGTAGGACAGCAGATTCATCTAGATTAATTACAGAAGATCCTGCTGCAGGGTCTGGAGTTATTGCTGAAGTTATTACTACAAGTGCATCAGAAACTTTGTTATTCACTCCAACAACTATTGGATTTAATAATGATGGAACTCCTTCATCAAACATATATGCCAAAGTTGTTAATAGAGCAGGTTTTACCACATCAATTACAGTTTCTCTAACAATTGTTCAATTAGAATCATAATCAATTATGAAAATAATTTTAGACATTGTTTTAGAAGAAAACGTTGATAAGCAGGAATTTATTGATAGTTTTGATTCTGATACTCAAGTATCACTTTTAAATATATTTCAAAATATTCCTAAAGTTATTGCAGTAAAGGTTGAAGAATCTTTCTTAGAAGAATTTAAACAAGATTCTAGAGTATTAGATGTCAGCGAAAGACTGCCATCTTTTCCTGCTTCTCTTCCTGCAGTTGAAACAATGTCTAATAAGACTATAATATCTACGACATTTCCATCAGTTTCTTCTAATGGATCTGACTATGCTCCATTGAATTTTTATTTGGGAACTGATCAAATATTAAATTTTTCTCAAGTCACTAATCCCCAAAAAATTGGAAGATCATCTTTATATGACGATTCAAATTCTTTATCCAATGCATCATATTCCTCTAGATGGACTGGAAAAAATGTAGATATTGTTACATTAGAAGTTGGTCCAGTTAGTTCCGGATTATCATCAATTCATGATACTCATCCAGATTTTGATGATCTTGATAATACAGGAACAAGTAGAATTATTCCTATGGATTGGTCTGGTCTAGAAAGTTCTGATAATAATCAAGTGTCTTCAAACTCTTGCTTATCTGAACATGGTATGGGAGTTGTTAGTGCTGCTGCTGGAACTATTTGCGGATTTGCTAAAAAATCTAGTATTAGATTGGTATATTTAAATAGTGATGGTGAAGAGACTGTTCCAGGATCAACAACAGATGGTCCAATTGAAATTGCCAATGCTGTTATTGATTGGCATAATAATAAATCAAATAATCCACAAACAGGTGTAAAAAATCCAACAATTTTAATTGGAGAATGGCAATATCTTCTTGACAGATATTATGCATACACAATTGATACAATTACAAATATTTCAGAATCCGGTACAGTAGTGGCAACTCGTCCGGGATCAAGTTGGGGAACAGATTTTACACCTTTCACATCGAGAAATATAATACCATTTCAAGTAGATACTCCAGATATTGGATTGCAATGGTGTATTGTTGTTCCAATTCAATCTATTAATTTAGCACTAAAAACTGCATTAAATTCTGTTTGGGATGCAGGAATAACTTTTATCAATGCCGCAGGAAATAATGCAGGTGTATTTGAAAAGGATAATGATTCAACTAATACGATAGTTGGTTTAACAACAGGATCTAATTCATACAATATTAGAGCTACTGTTCCTACTGGAATTGTTTCATTTACTAATTTTTCTACTGGAGCTTATCCATTTTTAGCATATGGTCCACACGGAAATGAGAAAGCAATTGATGTAGGTGCAGCATACAATTCAGAAGGTCTTCCAGTTGTTGATGGATATACCAATAGAGGTCCTGGAATAGATATTTTTGGATATGGATCACAAACTTGGACTGCTTATCCTACAAGCGATTATGCAGACGGTAAATGGGGATATTTTAGTGGAACAAGTTGCGCAACTCCAACAATAGTTGGAATGGCAGCTTGTATGATGGAAAGATACTTTTATTATAATGGAACTTGGCCAACCCCAGATGAAGTGAAGCAAATGGTAATTTCCAATGGAAAAAATGTTTTAAAATCTTCTGATACTACTAATTGGGGTAGTGTTAATTCTGCATCAACAAATATATTTACAAGACAAGGAACTGTTGGATTAAGAATTAATACAGCAACCTCCCCTAATGGAGGTTTTCAATTTGAAGATCTTGCAGGATCAACTCAAAAAAGAGGATTCTTTGACCCAGATGATGTTGAAGGAAATGTTTCTAAGCAAATTGGAAAAAGAAAAAATGGAGTTACATATCCAAGAAAAACGATTAGGTTTAATGAGGTATTACCAGAAGAATATTAATAAAATTATAATTGATAAATAATGAAAATAAGAATAATATAATTCCCTCTAGAGAAGTTAAATGGCGAAATTAAATTCTGGAAGAGTTATTAGGACTCCACAAACAGGAATAACATCAGACAGGTATCAATTTCTTGGTCTAGAGCAAGCTGAACCAAACTTAGGTGACCCTTTAGTTGGACCTTCTTCTATTGGAGCAAACCCAATTCCTGTTGGAACTCCTTACCAATTAATTGCTGTTGGTGGGCAAGATGGTGAAAGATATTGGGGTCAAGGTGTAGGAATAGGAACAACCTTAGGATATATTTCAGTTTATGATAACGGCATTTTACCAAATAATAAATTTAATGCAATTCATGGTATAGACTTTGTTGGTGGTGGAGTTACTGTTACAGTTCCATCAATTGATGGACCAACTGCTGGAGTTGGAATCGCAACAGTTCTAATTGCCGTTGATGAAATTTTAAATCAAGGTGCTGTTGGTCAAGTTCTTACAAATAGTCCTACAGGATTTGCAACTGGAAATACAAGTGTTGTTTGGGATTATGATAGTAATAAATTATCTGTTCAGGGTGAGGCAGAATTTACTGGAGTTGTAACTGCTCCCACTTTTTATGGAAATTTAGTTGGTATCGCAACAACAGCATTGAATCTTGAAAATGCTGCAAATATTAATGCAGGATTTTTGAGCACTGATAGATTTGATCCAACAGATTTTTATCCAATTACTGTTGAGAAAGCATTATTTGCACCAAAAACATCTGTTGCCGAAACTTCAACTAATGTTATTGGTGGTATTGGTTCAATTACAAATCTTGTAGTTTCCGGAATATCATCTATTGTTGGTTTTGGAAGTACGGTAGGTCTTATTCTTGAAGGATATCTATCCAATAATGCTCAAGATATTAGTGATCAGACATTTGCTTCCATTGGAACAACTGGTGATGTTTTAATGTCAACTTTTAATCCAGTTTCTAGAACTGGATATGGAGTTACTTGGGTTCCTGTAGAAGATGCAGCATTATTTGGTCGTCAAGGTATTCAAGGATCTATTGGTATTCAAGGAAATCAAGGAATCCAAGGTCTTCAAGGTGTTCAAGGTAGGCAAGGAATACAGGGCATTCAAGGTTTTCAAGGTATTCAAGGTATTCAAGGAGTTGATGGTACGGTAGGTGCTCAAGGTCTCCAAGGAATCCAGGGTGTTCAAGGTGTTCAAGGTGTTCAAGGTGTTCAAGGTGAGAGAGGTATTCAAGGTATTCAAGGTATTCAAGGTACTACTGGAGCTCAAGGTTTTCAAGGTATTCAAGGTATAGCTGGTGGTGCAGGAGGTGCTGGTGCTCAAGGTACTCAAGGTACTACTGGACTTCAAGGTATTCAAGGTGAGAGAGGTATTCAGGGTGAGCAGGGTATTCAAGGAAGCGATGGAACTGATGGAGTAATAGGACCTCAAGGAACTCAAGGTATCCAAGGAATCCTTGGTATCCAAGGAATCCAGGGTGTTCAAGGTTTTCAAGGCATTCAAGGCATTAGGGGAGCTCAAGGTTTTCAAGGTATTCAAGGTATAGCTGGTGGCGCAGGAAGTGCTGGTACTCAAGGTACTCAAGGTACTACTGGACCTCAAGGTATCCAAGGAGTCCTGGGTGCTCAAGGTATCCAAGGAATCCTGGGTATTCAAGGTATTCAAGGTTTTCAAGGTATTCAAGGTATTACTGGACCTCAAGGAATTCAAGGTTTTACTGGACCTCAAGGCATTCAAGGCATTAGGGGAGCTCAAGGTGTCCAAGGCATTAGGGGACCTCAAGGTATTCAAGGAGAAACAGGTATTCAGGGAAATGTTGGACCTCAAGGTATTAGGGGACCTCAAGGTACTCAAGGTGATACTGGTGATACTGGTCCTACAGGTCCTACAGGTCCTACAGGTCTTCAGGGTATTCAGGGTAGATTTGGACCAGCAACAATTCCACAAAATGCACAAAACGCTAATGCAACATATACTTTAGTAGTAGGCGATAGTGGAAAACATATTCTTATTGGCGGTTCTACAGTTAATGTTTCAGTTCCAGTAAATATCTTTAATTCAGGAGATAACGTAGTTATTGTCAATAGCAAAACTACATCAATCGATATAACCCCAGCAGGTGGAGCGACTCTTAGACTTTCTGGAACAAATCTAACTGGGACCAGACAATTAATTAGATATGGAGTTTGTACATTACTTTGCACTGTTGGTGGTGCATCCCCAACATTTTATATCTCAGGATCAGGAGTGGTTTGATAAATGACTTTTCCAACACAACTTTTAGGTTTTACTAATCAAGCAACAGATCAAATTGCTTACAGCAGAATTACATTGGGTGCGGGAACAACAGAATTTACAGTTCCTGATGGAGTTTTTCAAATTTCTGGTGTTGTTATTGGTGGTGGAGGTGGAGGTAATGGTTCTGACGGAGACGATAGCAACGCTTCAAATGGTGGAAGTGGGGGAGCATTATGTTGGGGAACTTTTTCAGTTATGCCTGGAGATGTTTTAAAATTGGATATTGCTGGAGGAGGAGTTGGAGGAAATCCTGCTGATGGTCCTGGTGGCAACGGATTTGAAGGTGGAAACAGTGGAATTTTTCTTGTAGAAAGAAATGGTAATGATTATAGATCAGCGCCAATAGAAATACTTTTTGCAGAAGGTGGTGATGGTGGAGTAAGAACTTCCCCAGGTGGTGCTGGGGGACAGGGTCTTGCCACAAACACGGTGACGCCCGAAGAGATTACAATTTATGCTTCTGACACAGGAACCGGTGGCAGGGGTGGTTTTGTTCCATCTGGAACTGACATTGGTGGTGGAGGAGGTGGTTGTGGTGGATATACTGGAAATGGTGGAAATGGAGGAGATACTATAGAACCAACAGATTCTGCCACAGGAAGTGGTGGAGGTGGTGGTGGAGGAAGTCAAGAAAATGGTTTAGGGTTCGGTGGGGGTGGATCGGGATCTTTTGGTTTTGATGAAGGAACTCAAGGTGATGCTGGAATTAATGATACATCAGGAGGTACTGGAGGGTCTTTCTTCGAAGATCCAGGTCTTGGTATTAGAGCACAAAAAGTTGGAGAAACTATTGCAGTAACTGGTCCAGGAATTACAACAATTGCAATACCACCAGGCACCCAAGATGATGACTTTTTACTTCTTTTATCTGGTGCAGACAAGGATAGTGGATTACCAATAAATCAACCATTTCCAGTTCCTGTCGGATTTACAACATTCAATCAAAGTCAAAATGGAGAATATTACATAAACTATGATGAATATATCAAAGGTCCAGGTGTTGGTATAACAGAAGCAATTGCAAGTAATACTCCTATAATTTATCAAAATAGAGACTTGAATTTTGCAAATTCTTACCAATATGTTGAAGATATAACATCATTTGTAGAAGATCCACCTGGTAGTGGTCAACGTTGTGTATCTGGACTAACAAATTCTCCAGCAATTCATAACTTAATCAGTTTGAGATTTATTCCTAATCCAGCACAAATTAATTGGGTAGCAACTTCCGGAGATCCTTCAATTAACAATCCTCCAGCATCATCAATGCCAGACCCACCATCAATATCTGGAATTTCTAGTGGTTCTATAGCAATTGCTCTTGGTTATTTGGCAAACACTACAATAAATCCAAGCGCAAATATTGCTCCTACAGGTTACACTTCAGTCCCAGATGTTGCAGATAATCCTGCTGCAGCACCTGAAACTACTGCTTGTGTTGCTGCTTTTAACTTATCACCAGCTGCTGGAACAAATAATCCAGGAGCATTTTTAACAGGAACAGCATCACACTCTCGTGCTTATACAATTGAATTGGATTGGAATAGTGTTGGAAGTGGTGTTCAATTTGTTGGATATGGAACAGTTACTAATGGCGATTCTACTTTTGAAGTTAATTTAGAATTGCGAGATATAAACGGAAATCTATTACCAGCAAACACACCAAATAATGGAGACATTATCTTTGTCGCAACTTCTTCAGATCAACCAACACCAGGGGCAAGAAGACCACGATACAATGGTGTTGATATGACTATACTTGAATCAGGATCTCAATTTGATAATAGACAAACTAGTTCAGGACTTGCATATGGTGTTTTTTATGCTACTTACGATGGAAATAGTTCACTTAGTAATATAGACAATGATACAGGATTCGCACCAGCAGCATCTCTAGTAATGATTTTTAGAAATGTTGATACCGTTTCACCAATTCAGCAATTTGCGGTTTTGGATACTGATGATTTGCCAAACAAGACTGTTGGTGCTCCAGACCCTCCACAACTCACTGGGGTGACTAGCGGAAATGCAATTTTAATTGTTGGTATGATTGATGACCAAAAAGTATCTTTAGTTGATGTTATTACAGCACCCACAGATCAAGTAGATTCTGTTGATTATACAATGCTTTCTCAAGCTTCATATGGAGAACAAAATAATGGACTTATTATTATGAGTGCAATTAGAGAAGATTGTAAAGATACAACAAATCCCAGTAGTTTTGTAGCAAATGGTGCAAATATTTGGTCATCGCAAACTATTGTGATTGGTGGTCCAGGATCTCAAACTGGAGGAACTAGTACTTCTGCTGGACAATATGGTGGTGGAGGAGGTGGAAGATCGCAAAATAGTAATGGACGAGGTATGAATGGTGCTGATGGAGCAATTAGATTGATATGGGGTTCTTCAAGATTATATCCATTTAGAGGTGGAAACACTGGAAACTTTACTTTGATTGACTTTGTACCATAATATAACAAAAAATTCATAAGAAGTCAATGACTTGACAAGGGTATCTGTTTTTGTATATAATGTGCCTTGTCACCGATGATGGATATCAACTTAAAGACTTTATGAATCCTCTAATGAATTTGATTAAGGAAGTTGATCCTGGATATCCAGAACCACTTTCTAATGAGACTATGACGATTTATTGCCATCAACAAGCAGCAATTAAAGAACTTATTGAACTCGGAAAGAGACCTGTTTGTTCTTTTGTTGGTATGACAAAAACATATAGAGGTTTTGCTAGATTTGATGATGGTGATTATTCTCATCTTCCAGAAGAAGTAATTCCAGATTTTATGATTCCTGTTCATAAGGATATTACTGATCACTATATCAGAGCAGAATTATATTCTCTTGGATTTAGAAAAAGTACTCTTGGTGGTTCAAATGAAGTTGTAGAATCTCCTCTTCATATTAAGACTTATTCTGAGATGGTTTCTTTTATAAGAAGTATAATTTTAAACATTGATAAAAGATTTAAGGAGTATCAGAAAACTTTTGGATTTACTCCAGAATCTCATAAAAAACTTATTAAAGAAAAAAATCCAGAAGCAATTAGAGCACCCAAACTACATCTAGTAAACTTTATTGTGAAAAAATTGAATAATCTTCCGAAAGATGCTAAAATATATGTACCTCAAGATGCTTTTGGACATTTTTCAATTACACTTTCAAATCTTGGATATTTAAATATCTTTACTGATAGTGATTATGAAATGAATCCAACGGGAATGAGTAATATTCCAAATTCTATTAAATATATCACAAGAGATGAGTATTCAAATATGAATGATTTTGATGCTATAATTGGTAATCCTCCATATGGAAAAGGTGGAAGATTGGCACTGCAATTCTTGAATGAATGTGCCGATAAAGTAAGAGAAAAGAAAGGACAAATTATTCTTGTTCTTCCCAAATCAATTAAGCAAGGTTCATCTAATTATAATAAGATTAATCGAGAACTTGAACTGGTTTGGACAAAAGATTGTGAGGATAATGATTTTGCTGCGAGTATTGATGCTTGTATTCAAGAATGGAAGATTGGTGATAAATTACGAGAGATTGATGTAGAGTATAAGGAACATCCTCATATTGAATTTCTTAGCTACGAGAATAGGTACGACGCGGATATATTTGTTGGTGGAGATGGTGCTGGTGCTTCTGGTAAAGTTTTTCTTCCAGGAGAAAAGAATTCTGGTGGTAAGAAATGGACTGATTATGAAAAATCTGTGAGTCATAATTACATCAAAGTTCTTCCCGATGAAAATAATACTAAAGAACAGATTCTAGAAAGAATTATTTCTCTCGGACAGAAAGGTGATAATACTTTCCGCGAAACTTCAATGGGAACAACTAATGGTATTCCTCATCTTGGCAAAACTAAACTGATTACAATCTACACAAAAAGATATGGTAATGGGCACTGAAAAGAACAAACATAATAAGAAAACTGGTTCTGAGATTGAGAGATCAAATGAAAGAATTGCAGAAACTCAAGAAGTATTCACACCAATGGAAATGTGTGAAGAAATGGTTCAGATGATTTCTCTTGAAAAGAGAATGAATCCAAACTCCAAATTTCTTGATAACTCTGCTGGTTCTGGAAACTTTATTCTCGCATTAAAAAAAGAACTTCTGAATTATCATTCTGAAGAACATATTCTAAACAATATGTTATATGCCGTTGAATTGATGGAAGATAATCATAAAGAACTCTGCGAAAGAGTTGGAGTTCCTTTGGATCATCCTCATTATGTTTGTCATGATGCACTCACATATGATTATTCCTTTGGAAAGTTGGTAAAATTAGAATCTCAATTAGGAAAGGTAAAAAAACCAGAATCTTATAGTCCACCTCCAAAAAATAATGAACCTAGTCAAGCTAAATTATTCTTGTGACGGTTTATGAGGTGGCACAGGGCATCACCAGAACCCTCTGGGATGCCCTACAATAACTTCAGTTCAAACAAAGGCAATGCCTACCCTTAACAAAGAGTTTTCTGACTTCTGTGCCCAGCGTGATGCTGTTAACACCATTCAACTGAATGTTGTGAAGTGGACTTGGATGCTGTGTGATGCTCTGCGTGATAATGCTCCTGATGGTTACGATTATACTTTCGAGTCTGGTCGTAAGTATCACAAAATCATTATGACTGACTCTGGTCGTGGTCGTAGTGTTCATGCATTCATCGATAAGAAGACTGGTGAATTGTATAAATCTGCCACTTGGAAAGCTCCTGCCAAAGGTGTTCGTTATGACCTGCGATTGATCAAGGATCGTGAGTGGTTGCTTGAGAATGCTGACTGGGCTGGTGGTTATCTTTACAAGCAATGATATACTTTTCATGTCCAGTTGAGGAACTGGTACACTGAGGTCTCTACAGACCTCTCTGATGCCCTATACTTACAAAGTACCCGAGAAAATCGATGCTTTCTACCAAAACAGTTCGTAACATTGCTGATGTACTCAAAAGTGAGGTTATTAGCCACATTTATGAGAATGAAAGTTATGTCTCTATGATGCAACAAGTGATTTCCGAGGCACTTGATGCCAAAATGGGCGAAATGGATGATGAAATCCATTTTGAACTTGGAATGATTCTGTTTGACACCATCGAACTGAAATGAGAACTCCTTACATCTTTCTGGCAATCATAGGCATTCTGATGTATAATGCCATTCTTGCAAATCGAGATGCCAAAATGTTTGAAGCATATGATAGAATCTGTGCTGAGCAACCTGCAAACCCTAACTGTATCTACGCAAAATGACACCTGACACACTGAACTTTAACGGCGATGTTACCACCTTCCTTGGGTTTGTTGGTATTCTTTCGACGCTTCTCATTATTGTTACTGCTTTCCGTCGCTTTTACAGCAGTCCTTACAATGTTCGTGTAACTTCAAAGAAAACTGAAGAAAAAAAATTTGATCATCTACCTATGGATGAATGCTGATTTACTTTCTAATCATTAGTGCTGGAGTTGGATGGGCATTCTTTACCTTATTTTCTGAAAAGTTTAATCATCTAGACAACATTGAAAAGCAATTTTTCAAAAATTACAATGGAAAAACTCGCAAAACTTTTACTAGCAGAGATTCAGATTGATAATCTGATTGAATTGCTCAAAGAGAATCAGTATGAAGAATATTTGTACTCGAAGTTAATTCCAATTAAGTGTGAAATTAAACGACAACAATCTCACTTGATTTAATTTGGTTTCGATGCTAAATTATTAGTAAGAAACTTCATTTACCTCAAATCAAAATGTCTGTTTTCAAATTGATGTCTACTACTGAAGAAGTTATGCTTGACCGTAAATTGCTCGCAATGATTGAATTTGAAGAGTATGATTTGGAAGAAATGATTGAAAAGATTGAATCTGATTTTCCAGAAGAAAATGTCACCTTTGATTATGAATGAAATGATGCTTGATTTAGAAACACTTTCTCACGAGCAAAAGGAACTCCTGGCAGAAGATTGTGAAGACTTTCTTCTCCACAGGAACATTCCTTTGCGATCCCATTCTTACGACAACATTATCAATCAAGCATTGAGGGAAGGATATCAATTGTCAAAATTTGATCGCTCTGGTCCACCTAAACCTCCAGATAATTATCCAATGTTTCCATAATTAATTCTAAATAATCAATACTTAATTTAATTTTTCTTATGGTCCCTAGTAGAATCGGAATTAAACTTTCGGATGGAACGATTCAGTCAGTTTTTCATAAACACTTAGGACAAACTGTTGCATTGGGTCGTAATTTAGAATCGCATTATAATACTGAAGAAAATGTATCAAATTTGATTAGTGGAGGTGATATAATTTCTTGTTGGACTGATAAAAGATCTGTTCTTAATTCTGATCCAGTTTTGGTAGATGAGTTTGGTCCAGATTACTACTCAAATATTGGTTTAGATCTTCCTTTTCAGACTCATCAAGATTTAAATGAATACCTTGCGTATGCATCAGATAATAGTGCTCACTATGCATATGTTTTTAGTGATAATTCTTGGATAGCATATAAGTTAATTGGTGAAACTTCCCCAAGATTAATTCCAATTAATTGATATTGTGACCACTTTACCACTTGAGAAACTGGCACAAGGTACCTCCCATCTCCTGATGGATGCCCTATAATTACAAGGTAATCAAAAAACACCACAATGGCAACTCGTTCTCGCATTGGTATCGAACTCTCTGATGGTTCTATCCTGTCTGCCTACCATCATTGGGACGGTTATGAGTCTTGGTTGGGTCGTATTCTGAAGACTCACTACAACACTCGTGCTAAAGCAGCAGAGTTGATTGATGGTGGTGATATGAGTGTCTGCTGGAATAATGACAATCAACCTGAGTATTATGGTAGTGATTGTCCTCCTCGCCTTGATTCTGACCTTGCAGAATACTTGCTGCCTGATAACAGCGAAGAATACGCATATGTCTTCCGCAATGGTGAATGGGTATGCTATAATATGCACGAGTTTGATGATAGCAAACTGCCTGAGATTGTTGAAATTCCCGAAGGTGCTCTTGCTGCTTAATACTGAAGGTTGTATGCATGTACTAACCCTACAGATAAACAAGTGACACTTTAATATCTGGCACAACCCCCTTGACTTTCGCGGTCAAGGGGGTTAATATGTATATATCGAAATCAAACGACCCCGATGCTTCTGACTCTTCGCCCCCAACAGCAACGCGGTTGTGATGCTATGCGCCTTAATGCTAAAGGGCAACTCATTATGCCTACTGGTGCTGGTAAGACTCTGACTATGATTACCGATGCTAAGGCACAAATTGACACTATTGGTTCTACCACCATTGTTGTTGTGTGCCCTCGCATTCTTCTCGCAGAGCAACTCTGTAGCGAATTCCTTGAGGTGATTGATAGCAAGAGTGTGCATGTGATGCATGTTCACAGTGGTGAAACTTCTCACTTCAGCAGCACCAAACCAGAGCAAATTCATATGTTTGCTAATGTTGCTCGCACTGCTGGTGATGCTTGTGTTATCTTCACCACCTACAACTCTCTTGACCGTGTGCGTCAAGCAGACATCGAAGTGAACACCATTTACTTCGATGAGGCACACAATAGCGTCAAGCGTAACTTCTTTCCCTCTACAGAGTTCTTCTCTGGTGATGCTGACCGCTGCTACTTCTTCACCGCAACTCGCAAGACTTCTGTCACTATCAACAAACCAGGAATGAATGATGTTCCTGTTTACGGTGACATCATTTGCCGTGTTTCTGCTCCTGAACTTGTGGAAGGTGGTTACATCATTCCTCCTAAGATTCAAGCAAAGACCTTCGATATCCACAAGGCAAAGCAAATCAATCCTAACATTGATTGTGCTAATGTGCTGGAAACTATCGATGACACTGATACCAAGAAGATTCTTGTTTGTGTGAAGACCACCAAGCAACTCATCAACCTGATGAGTTTCACCGATTTTGCTTCTCAACTACATCAGCGTGGTTACTCCTATCTCTACATCACCAGCAAAACTGGTGCTGTGATTGATGGGCAGAAAGTGAATCGTGAGGTATTCTTCAATACTCTCAATGCTTGGGGCAAAGACGCAAAAAAGCGTTTTGTTGTTCTTCACCGCTCCATCCTTTCTGAAGGTATCAATGTGAGTGAACTGGAAACTGTCATCTTCCTCCGTAATATGGATGTGATTGAGATGACTCAGACTATCGGGCGGGTTCTTCGCTTGGGTAGCGATTCCAAGAAGTTCGGTCTCTGTGTTGTGCCTGTTTATTCTCAGGTTGGTATTGCCACCGAGCGAGCACTTCAGCGTGTTGTTGACACTGTGTTTGAGAAGGGTGAGATGCTTGACTCTGTGGTTCGGCGGTGAACCTGCCCTGAGCAGCACCCTCGGGGAGTCTCGGATGAGTCTCCCTGAGAACCCAGTCCACCACTAGAGCAAAAACCCAAAAAACTTGAAATTTCGCCCGAAACGCCCTATGGCACCTTCACCGCAATAAAAACGAGGATTTTATGGAAAATGGATTTATCGTGGGCAAATGGGAGGATCCAAATGTCTATGCTGCTATACCTTTTGGTATAAGTGGCACTCAACTTATGATCATACATAAAGGTAAGCAAATTAAACTCTGTCGCAATGAAAAATCTGCAAGGAACTTTATTGAAAAGCATCGTAAAGGAAAAAGTGTAGCAAAGTTGCCAATCGACTAACTGGCATACAACTTCACACAGTTTACTCAAAAGCACCTAAAATTACTGAAGATTTAAAACTGGTATGACATCAACCAAAAAGAAGTTTATTAACGTAACTCCAAAGAGTTCAAAAGCGAAGAACCGCTTTTTTAACATTATGGATAGTTTTCATTCTTGTCAAATTGAACAGGAAACTGCTGATAAATTTTTCCTCGTTTCACTGAATCGCCAATACTGCTTCTGGATTCAAAAATCTGGTAATGAGCATTGGAAACTTCAAAAATAAATATCAATTGAAGTTGGAGGATCATTAACTATGTTTAACATTCTTTTGGCATCATTAACATCTTTTTCTTTTTCTTGCGAAGATCTAAACAAAATAGTAAGCAATATTAACAATAATAAAGATCTTTCTTTTCAACTTAAGGAAGAACTTATTGTTGAGATTGTAAAATTTAAACCCAAAAATTGTATGATAAAATGACAAGATATGATTTAGAAACTCAATTTACTATCCTTCATCACTCTGCAAGGTATAAAGAAACTATAAATCAAACCTCCAACTGGGCCTTTATTGATTACAATCTTGTCTTTACTGCACAAAACAGCACATTTAAAAAGATGTGTCACGAATTATGTTCGGAGTGGGTGGAAAGGATATATGTTAACGATAAGAGTCTTGCTGAAAGATATTTTGATGGATTGGAAACTCGAAAGGATAAAGATACTGGAGAATGGATATCTTACAATGAAGAAGGTCTAAAAAGGGATGATATATTCTTTAGGGGGTGGGAGCATCAATTTCCCCATTTTGTTTATAATGAAAAGTTTGATACATTTCAATTTAGAGACTATATTCAGGACAACCCTGTAACCAGAGGAATTATAACTTATATTGATAATCTTAAAGATATGATTGTTTATGGACATTGTGAACCATTTTCAGCATTTTATTCTTGTTTAAATAATCTACAGTATTGGTGGGATTAACCAATGAAAGATCAGAACAGTATTCCTGACGGTGAATCTAAAGAAGATAAGATGTTAAGAGGACTTGACATCTTTATTGAATCTGTTCATAAACCAGATTCATCACTTCGCCAATGTGCACACAATCAAAAGTGCTATAATGAACTGATGGAGGTTAGGGAAGAAGTTATCAAGTATCTCCACACAATGAGGTGTAGATATGGCGGACACTGATCCTACAGCACCTTGGTATGAATTCATCTCTTATTTGAGATGTTGTGAAAGTTTGGGTGTTAGACCATCAATGCAAAGATTTCTTTACTATCA